ATGACATTTCCCACCCGCTTCAGCGCAGCTGGCCCCCCCACTCAACCTGGTCAAGACGACCAGCCCAACAAGCAGCAAGAGCAGCAAAGTCAGGAGCAAAAAGAAGAAGCCGCGCGTAAACAAGCGCAAAATGATCCGCTAAAGCAGCGCACCCCTCAGTAGGCGTATCGCACGCATTCGGCCTAAATCCACGGAGTACGCAGCTGCCTAGCTGCGGATGGATGGCTGAAAGCTTGTGAGCAGGCGCTGACTCGTCGCACGATTGCGAGAGCCAGCGTTGTCGTGATTCGATCTCGACCCACGATATTTCTGCGCTATTCAAAGGCCACGATACAGGCCGACGGGTCCCCAAATTAGAACTTCGATTTGATCGACTGCTTCGCCATATCGCGACCGTATCGCGCTTCGATTCATTTAGGCCGATCCGATCATGAAGCTCTTCACTAAGTCATTTTTACGCGTCATTACTGCTTGCCGGAAATTCGTCTCACCCGGGACGTCGTTCAAGCATCTCGATCCCCCCCGAGCACAGCCCTCAACCCCAGACGCTGCAATTCTCTCGCCTTGGCGCGTATACAGGATCTACGCTCGCCCAGGACACGTGTTGCTTAGGAATGAGCAAGGCAGGATTTTTTACTTCGGCGTTATGAAAGGAGCCGAGCCCAATCTGGCCTATCGGCTGGTCGTGCGAGGTCTCACAGGCCGAGGGTTCGCTTCGCGAACTTTACTGCTCGACGACATCATTCATCGAATGGAGTCCGGTGAAGTTGCCGGTGAACTACTGGACCTCCCCGAGTGTACGGCCGATCCAGGAGTCGATTTGGATCGAGGTACGCACGCCGACGTCTCGATGAAATTGGCTGGATAGGCTTGGCCGCGTCCCCTTGATCGAGGTTGCTGCGGAGCGGTCGCGCATAAGCGGCCTCTGAATGAAAAATGACGACTCGGGGCGCCCTTAACCCTTCGGCGGTAGCGTCGTACTGAGGCGATAACCCTCCGCGCGCGCCAATGTGCGGTAAAAAGTCGCACCGACATCCAATAACTGCTCCACTTCCGCCGGCTCCAGTCTTTTGCTCACCAGCGAAAGACAGTCGGCGAACCTCCCCAAGACATCCACCCAATCGCCGAAACTACTCAGCTCAGCCGACCTACTCACCATCTGGGCCAAAAGTTCGTCGCGCTCCATTGCGCACCTCATAAGTAGCGGCCTCCGCTTCGCAGAGCCTACCGCCATGGGTCAGCACATACCATGCCCAAACCGTCCACATGGCAAGACCAGCCAATTCCCCCCTCAGCGTAAGCGCGCCTGGCATGCCTCGAGCTGCGCTGTTACTCGCTGGATTCCCGCCCGGAGGGCGAAATAATCCGATCGAGCAGCTCGATCAAGTTCGGCGCGGGCTCCATGATCCACGCCGGCGGCGGCTCCGGCTGGGGGCACTCCACCGCTGCCGGCGGGACAGCTCGCCTGGACGCGCAACCGCTGACGCCCAGCATCAACATCAGCCCGAAGGCCATTATCTTCAAGTTGCGCACTACGCAGCCCTCCATAGGCGGCCCACTCCGCCTTCGCATTCCGTTCGTTGATCAGGCCTACATCGGCGTAACGCCTCTGCAGGATCTCGCGCGCCTGGCGCTGCGCCTCGGACACGCGCCCGGCTTCGTCTGCGCGCATGCCGGCCATCTCCGCGCCATAGCGCCAGCTTTGAGCCGTCCAAGCCGCGCTGCCAGCGACCGCACCGCCCACTACCAGCGCTACCGCGTAGCCGCGCCAGCCGATCAACGCAGTCCGGATAGACATAGCGCACGCTCCGCAAGTCGGCGGTTGTACAGGCCTCGGACGAACTTCCCATCTGCATACGACCAGGCGGGCTTGCCATCTGGGCCATGCGCCAGGGCATTGCAGCCCTCGGCGATATGCCCCACATTGATCAGGCCCACCGCCCGACTCGCACACGTGCTCGGCACGCCGAAGTTGTGCGAATGGCTGCTCAGAGCATCGAAGATCGGCTGGCTTATGACCACGTCGATGCAATCGGCCAGGTCAAGCTGCCCCTTGCCAACCACCATCCGCTCCACCTCGGCGCAGCGCTCCGGCGACCAGTAGTCGCCCACCACTACGGGATAAGGGCTGGTGTGCTTCGTGATGCCCTTGCAGACGGTCGGCAGGTTCTTCGCCAATTTATCGGCGTAGACGACGTTCTGGCCTTCCCCCTCCCAGCGCCCCAGGAACTGCTGGAGATCCGTCGAGAACAGCGCCAGGGCGCCAGAGACAACAAGGGCGGCAGCGCCGCCCGTGACTCGAGTGCCTACTTTCATAGCTCGCACCTCTCACGCAGGGCCGCCATACGCGCCTCGCTCTCCGCTTGTTCTCGCCGATCGCGCCGGCGCTGGTAATAGAGATTGGCGAACAAGCCCACCACCGCTACGAGCACTCCCGCCCAGCCGATCCAATTGACCTGCGCCGCCCACCCAACCACGCCAGTAATGGCGCCCGCGTCTGTCGTCCGGCTTGCAGCTCGAATGGCCACGTCATCCAGATTCATCCTCTTGATCCTTTGGGGCATAGCGCCTCCGTATGGACGAAAAAAACCCGCCAAGGCGGGACAGGTAGAACAAGAAAAATCTATTTGAGTTACAACTTGCGGCTTTTGCTCCTATGAAACCCTGGTCCCGCCGACAGCCCCGCCGCAAGCCCGCCCCGACCCTTGCCGATGCGCTCACGCGCTACTTGGCCGAGGTTTCATCCACGAAAAAGGGGCACGTCTCCGAGCAATCCATCGCACGGATCTGGCGCGCCACGCGCTTGGCCATCCGCCCGGTCGATCGCATCCGCAGCTCGGACCTAACGGAGCTGCGCGACGAATGGCTCAAGGATCGAGCGCCGGCCACCGTGGTGCGGCGCATGGCGTTCCTGTCACACGTCTATACGGTGATTCGCAAGGATTGGGGTTTTGACCAGCTGGCCAATCCCGTGCAGCTGGTGCGCCGGCCGGCGGTGGACGACGCGCGCGACCGACGCCTTTTCGATCGGATCACCCTGCGAGGTGTCTCCGATGACGACTGCCCGCGCAAGGAATTGGAGTGGATCATCCGCGCCACCAGGTCGGCAGAATTGCCCACCATCCTGACCGTTGCCAAGGAGACTGGTATGCGGCGCTCCGAGGTGGTCGGAATCCAACGGGAACACCTGGACCTCATGCACGGCGTGGTGCATCTGCCTCACACGAAGAACGGCCGCGCCCGGGACGTTCCCCTCACGCCGCGCGCACGCGAAGCACTGCGACGCTGGGTGACGGGGAAGCCGATGCGCGGCCGCATCTTTACGATTCAGCCAGGCTCCGTCACGCGGGCCTTTATCCGCGCTCGTCGCCGCGCCCGCCTGCGGTATGAGGGCATGTGCCGGCACTTCGGCCGCCGCCCCAACGCGGCATACTTCCGAGATCTGCGCTTTCACGACCTGCGGCACGAGGGCACGTCCCAGCTCGCGACCGTGTTCCAGATCCATGAGCTGGCCAAGGTCAACGGAAACGTCGACACCCGCATGCTGCTGCGGTACTACCACCCGCATGGCCGCGAACTGGCGCAGAAGCTCACACGCAGCCCGCTGGGGCGGCGGCAGCTTGAGGAAATGCGCCGCGAACGCGAAACCGAGTTGGACTCGCTTCCTCTTGCCGCTTGAGGCTATGCACTGGCCTCGGCCGGCGAAGGGGTAGGCTCAACCTGCGTCAGCCAGGCCGGCAGCACGCCCCACCCCGGATAGCTCACCTTGACGCCGTCGACCACTGCTTCATTCCCCGGGACATAGGATTCGCCGCTCTCGACCAACCACAGGTCGACCTCGCGGTAGTCCGCGGCGAGTTCCCACGCGCCGCCAATCCGCGCCACGACAAAGCCCGCCGGCGCGGCGGGCGGCTGGTCTTCGTGCGCGCCGTATGGAACATTGAAGAAGCCCTCCGCGAGCGCCAGTTCATTGGCCTCGACGGGATACAGGTAAAGACCGTTCGGGTCGGTCTGATAAACGGTCTTCGTTTTCAGCATAGAAATCTCCAAAAAAGGTATTTGCACTGCAAATGCGCGCGCCCTCGGTACGAGGCAACGCGACGAACTACGGTCCCATGACCACAGCCTTTACGCGTGGGATCCGGGTTCGCTTAACAACGTCTATGACAACACCGGCGGGCGAGGCGTGCTTACAGGAGACAGCCCCAGCGTGTTCCTTGGATGGATCGGCGAGCAAGGAAAGACGGGGGGAATTGAAACCCGGCCCGTGAACGCTGCCTACCATCCGCGCATCCATGCTTGACGTCCGCCTCACTGCAAATGCGAGAGCGTTGGGTAGCTGGCAGGCCGGATGCAGCGCAGAAGGTTGTCGGCGTCATCCAGGCGCGCTCTTCAATAAACGCCTTCGGCGCTCTCCATCGGTGCGACTGGCGCTTTTCAGCTCCATGGCAAGACTGAGGCTACAAGCTCTGCACCGTTGCCCCATGGTGAACCGATTACGAACGGTGATGCCGTATCTCTCGATACCAGCAGGGTCGCCCGCACTTCGAACGAAACACGTGCCTCCAATACGGCATTTCACCCCCGGATCCACGCATGATTTAGGCATGAATTCGTGGGTAGAAAGCGACGTTGGCCGGACGTGTTTCATGACTCATTCTCGGTGTTCCGTGGACCCCGTCGGCTATGACCTGGGCGACGTTGCCCACGTATGGATCGGTGAGGGCTGGCCCGCCTTGGTTAACGACGGTCGAGTCGAGGCGATTGATCGGCTGGGTGCCTCCGGTCGAAATTTGTATGTTTCCAACCATATGGGCTTGGAAGGCATCCAACTGCATGCCGCCCATGGCCCTCGCATTTGCAGTGTCAGCGTCAGTTCCCGTGAAACGGCGGAACATATTGCGCAGATCCGGAACCCGGAAGGTGTTGGCGTCGACGTCCACGAAGTAGTGCGCGCCCACGTTCGCCGCCCAGACCGACGGCGTGACAACCAGGCCGTTCTCCTGGGCATACCCCCAGAGACGGGCATACGCCACCTTGGGTAGCACCCCGCCTACCGCGTCAACCTCGCTGGGCAGCGGGATCACTGTGTGGCCGTCCACCGGGCGGCCACAAAGCGGGGAGCGATAACCGGTGAAAGATGCCGACGCGGACCAGATCCAGACCTCCCCGCATTCCGCGACGACGACCGGGCCGATGTTCGTCGCCGGCAGCGCACCAATCGAGCAGATCTTCGGCGTGGCCAGAATCTCCCGGGCCTCGTCCGCGGACTTCCGCAAGTACTTGCCTTCTGCGCCCCCAACCAAAAACTGGTTCAGACCGATGCTGCCAAACCCCGTTCCGCCCCGGGCCACCGGCAATGTTCCGGCGGTCGCCTTATCCATATCCAAGTTCTGCAGCGCGTGGATCAGGATATCCAGCGTCCCGGGACCAATCTCCTTTCCGGCTGCAACTGCAACGGCTTTCACTTGGTGGAACAGCCAGGCCAGCTTCTGGTCGTTGAGCTGCTGGAGCTTGTTGAACTGCTCGACCGTTGGGGGAAGCGATCCGATGAATGCCCAGCCGGCCCGATACTGGGGCAGCGTCAGGATGTCCACGGTGCCAGTTTCCGCCCACGGGGTTTCGAACAGATCGAAGAAAGTAGGATCAGCCATTTATTGAATCCTTCGCGCCAGCACGCCGACGCCAAAACCAAAGAAGCCCTGCCCGCGGAAGCCGAAGGGCCGTTCCGTCGAGCCGGAAATAATCTGCACGCCCACGCCCGCGGCCTGGGGCACCCACTTGCGCGGATTCGTCATAAGGGGATCATTCGGCCCGGGAATCCGGCTGACCCAGACCCGGATCTTCGCGTTGCCCGCGTCCTGGACGATCACGCGCGACACTTCGAAGATGGGCTTTAAGGCCGTCGATATCTCGGGGGTCGTGCCGTGGCCGTTATTGAGCGCAATCTTCCAATAGAGGAGCTTGCGATACTCGGGGTCCAGAAGCCTGGTCGATCCCCCAACTGCGCGCTCATTCGCACGGCGCAGGCGGGCTTCACCGAAGCCGCCAACGTTCGGCTGGCCGTTGAACCCGAAGAATCGGACATACACGGCGTCATCAATGGTGCGGGGTAGCCCCACGATCTCGCCGATACCATCCAGCTGCGCGCCGACGGCCGTGTCCAGCCACCGCTGGTTGTACATATCCCGCAGCGCGCCCTGCAGCCCCGCGGCAGGCTGGAGCAGCGCCCTGACGAATGCCTGGAGCCGCGGCTTGGACTGGAACTGCCCGAGCCAATGGCCCCAGGCGATGCCCGCGTGATCTTGCTGGAGATCCATCAGGTCACCTCAATGCGTGAACGATCGAACGCCGCCGTCTGGGTATCCCCGATCTCGATGTTCGACAGCGAGAAATCGCTAGGCCCCGGCACGAAGGCCGGGTCGGTCGAAGAGGCCAGCAGCAGGTCCACCGACTTGATGCCAGGGGTCTTGTAAATCGCGCCAAACAGCCGCTGGCGGACGACGTCGGCGCCAATCGAGAAGCCGGCCCCCACCGCGGCCAGGTTGTCCTTGATGTCGTCGAAGCCCTCCGGCGGAAACGCTTCCTCCGAGACCGGCAGCAGCGTCACCCTGCAGGACACCCACACGTAGACGCGCTCAGAACGATCGAAGCGGATCGGGTGCTGCGCGCCCTCATCATCAGTGACGATGACCTCGACAGCTCCATTGGTATCGATGCCGCCGGCCTTCGTCCGGAAGATTGCCTGGGCCACCTCATCATCAAGGCCCCCATCGATCACGACATGAATGCTGTGCGGCAGCCTTCCGGTGGCGTCCACCTCGTCGGTATCGTTACGGAACACCTTCAGTGCTCGCACGCCGGCCACGCGGTCCCGCACGTTCGGGGCGATACTGGGCAGCGTAGCGGCCCCGAGGCGGAACAGGCCTGACGGGTAGCGAGCCCGCAGTTCCGCGTCGTTCTCGGCCAGCCTGCCCGCGGTGCCAGTCTGAAGGTTTTCCACACCCTGCCAGCCGTCCACGGCCGTCACAATGCCGTTGAGATCGCCCGCCCCGGCGGCCTCACTCGACGCCACTTCGGAGAGGGCCAACCCAGGTGAGCCGAGCCGCACCGGTGCCAGGTTCGCTGTCCACGTGACCGCTGCAGCGACGCGGCCGTCGGTGTGGGCGCGCACAGTCGCGCCATCGCTCGACACCCCCAACCCGCTGGGCGCCAGCGCCGCGACCAGGCCGGCAAGGATTGCCGGCAGGTTTGTGACTGCCGCCGAAGTGTACGAGTAGGCGGTACCGTCGACGGTGACCGAGTACTGCGCCCCCGCGTGCACCTCTGGCTGGAGCGTGACGTCAGCAGCGGCTCCGGGGAGGATCTGCACTGGCCCATCCAGCGCCCATAGATTTTGGCTGACGCGATGACGAATCAGTGCGCCGGCCGGAACCGAGGTACCGTTGGCGCCATAGAGCACCACGTAGGCACGGGAACGCTCATCGGTCAGCCGCGTGACGCCGGTAAAGGACACCGACCTGTCCAAGGAGACTCCACTGGCCGAGCCCGGGTACATGGACAGGTACACGCCTTCTGCCTGCTCCCACAGAGCCGCCTCCCGCTCGGCAAAGGTATCAATAAGCAGTCCTGTGATGCTGTCCGGGCGCGTCTCCACTGACTCGCTGACTCCCGCGGCCAGCAAGCGCGCACGCAGGTCGGCAATGATCTCCTGGCGAATTTCGGGCAGGCGCATGCGCACGAACCCGTCCGGCGTTACACCGTAGGCCATAACAAACCTCTTGAATAGATTGAATTTAGGCGAGCTGCAGGGTTACAACGTCGCTGGCCAAGCCCTCGATGGTTTCGGCTTCGAAGCTCACCCTCAGCGCGCGCAGCGTTCGCTCAACGTCGAGCGCCAGGCGGCCCACGCGCGTCACGCCCGGCACGTCCAAAATCCGGGATCGCAGGACTGCCTCGATAGCGGAGCGATCCGGGTTTTTGACTAGGACCTCTTCGAAGTAGGGCACCCCGAAGGTCGTGTCTAGGAACCATTCGCCCAAGAAGGCGAGCAAGGTGACCTTGACCTGCTGGCGCACCCGGTCCGCCCCGCCGATCATCCGCGTGCGCCCCAACAGGTCCAGGGCAAGATCGCCGTCATTGGCGAGTGCGAGGTCTAAGGCCATTAGTAGGGGTCTCCAACTTCGCCGCCCATGCTGTCGCGGTGACGGTGGGTGCTGCCGACATTCTTGCCGCCGTGGGTCAGCTGCCCCCCTTCGAAGGCCACACCGCCCCGGACACGCATCGATGCGCCGCCCTCGCCGCCTTCCCCCGACAACCCCTGCGTGTAGACGAAAGGGCCGTTGACCGTCACGGGTGAATTGAAGGTGGTCTGATCCGCCTTCACCGTCCATTCCTTGACCAGGAACGCCAGGTTTCCAGTCGGCGACAGCTTCAGCCAAGCCGGCCCGTACTGAATGCTGACGTTTTCGGTATCGGCCGCCACCGTGCCCGGTCGCACCACCGAAGTGGCAAAGGCATCGGACAGATCGAACTGCCGAGGATCATCCGGCGGGCCATCACTGCCTGCCAGCCAGTTCTCCAGGGCCCGGGCCGAAAAAGACAGCTTGATAGGATCACCGGCCTTGAGCGGCACGGAGATCAGCGCCTGCGCGCCGTTCACGTCGCCCGCGGACCAGCAGACCGGCACACGGACAATCTGAGGGGCGCGCAGCACTTCGCCATTGGCCAGGCGCTTGGCCAGCGCCGGCCGCGCGGTGACGGACGTGCCGTCATAGGAGACCACCACACCCGGGAGCGTCGTGTAAACCTCGGCCAGCTCGCCAGCGATCAGCGCGCGAAGCACAGAGACCGGATTCTGATTCATGGCTTTTCCTTCTTCTTGGGCGGCGCGTATCTGTCAACAAGCTCAAGCTCAGTTTGCCAGTCGCCGCCGGCACTATCACCCGTGCTGCGCAACGCCTCTATGCGCAGAAATGCTTCAACCGTCCGGCTTTCGAGTTTGACCAGGTCGCCGGGGTTCAGCGTGGGCAGCAGGAGGGACGTGACCCGCCAGCCGTCACGCTGCTGCCGCGCGCTGACGATGTTCACGTCGTCGCCGGTCGTCTTGTCCTTGACCTTGGCCTTCTCGCGGGCCGCTTCGCGGGTGCGCTCTGGATACCCGAGCAACCCGGTGTCCGCGGCCAGCACCACGGCTTGCCTGCGCGTCGTGCCCTTGCGCGCGACGACCTGCAACTGCTGGTTCTGGATTGACCACTCCAGGCCCGTCCCCTGGGTCACCTTGTGCAGCGCTGTACGCGCCGCGCCATAGAACGAAAATCCCTGCTGCCAGCGTCGGTCCGGCACATCGTCGGCCATGACCAAAGGCAGGCCCATTTGCCGTGCGATGTCGCGGATGATGGACGAAGCCTGGGCGCCTGGGCCGAGGCCAATAGAAACCGCCGTATCCCGCACCTCCGCATAGCCGTCTCTGACGATAAGCTCCGTCACCACGTCGGGCTGCTCGAACTTCGTATAGGCGAAGACCACGCTTCCGGCGGCCATCAGAAGCGGACCGCCCTCCTCCGCGTACCCGGCGTACAGCACGCACATGAGTCCGGGCTCTTCCAGGGCCCGGCGCGTGGCCTCGGCCAAGTTGTAGACCCGGATCACATGCTCGTTCGGCTCCTCCGCGGCGTCTTTGGCGACGTCGAACGTGATGCGCATGGGCTGGACGATCTCCACGCCCTTCTGGTTCGGTTTGCCCACCAGCAGCCGATATACCCGGTCAAACCGTGCCATCCGCTATCTCCGCTGATTCAACATAGACAAGCGCCACCTGACCGGCCGGTAGAGCTTCGCGGCTGATGGAGTTGCGCCTGTCCGGCGCCAGCGCGGCCAGCTCGCCAGGCGGCACTGCCAAATGCCGGTACCGGGCGAGAAGCGGCGTATCCGGCACCAGCCCGATGCCCGCAACGATGACCTCGTTGTAGGCGTTCTCGATCGAGAGCGTCCACAGCTCAGCCTCGCTATTCCAGGACAGCTGAAAAAAATAGATCCGGCCCTCAAGCTCAACCTCGGTGAGGCTGTCGTTGGCGTCAATCACAGGTATGACAATCACGTGCCCCTCCCAAGAATCTTGCTCAGATCCGAGCCCTGCTTCGCAGTCGGGTCGGCTCCTGTTGCCTTGCCAGCGTTCGTCTTAGTCCCACCCGACTTGCCAGTTGCCGTGCCGCTGGTTTTCTCGGGTGGAATGTCCGCCTGCCGCAGGGTGACCTTTCGGATCTTCCTGAACTCGGCGGTGATGGCGAACTTGTCGCCGCCATCATTGGTCCGCCCGATTGAACAGCGGGTCATGGCAAAGTCCACATAGACGTCCAGGCCGGTGGTGATGGTGATAGGCAGGCGATCCGCATGAATCGTGCGCAGTGCCGCCTTGGCGCTTATCAGCTTCTGACGTCCAATGCCCAGCGAATTGGGCGCGCCGACGAGGTCTCTTCCATATCCGCCCAGAAGAGTCGCCTCCGCAGCGGTCACCCAGCCGTCCAATGCCAGACGCTCGGAATCCTGCACGATGTGATCTGTCACAGGCGGACCGTCCTCCACCGCGTAGCTGGTGGCCTGGCTTTCCAGCTCGGTCGTTTCGCTGATGAGCGCATCGAGGGGGATGACGCCGATGCTGCTGCCGCCTCCCCACCCGAAAACCAAAGAAACAAAGCTCATCCTCTACCCCTTTACGGCGGAACCTCGACCCCGGCAGGGGCGCCAAAGATCCTTGAGATGCGATCAATACTGCGGCTCTGCGTGCGCTCGATACCTTGTCGCGTTGCAACGGCAACGGCCTTAGGATCCCCGCCGGGAGCATTGACGTTGATCTCGTTGTGAATCTCCACTGACGCCGCGCCGGAGTTACCGCTGCCAACACCGACAGTGGCACCGGGAGACACCGTGGGTACGCCTGCCCCCGTCACGAAGGCCTGCCACTGCTCCTGCCTACCCAACGCTCCGCTCGGCGCGGTCATGAGCGCTTTCTGCTCGTCGGTCAGCATCTGGCCGGGCAACAGCTCGTTCAGCCACTTTGCTGCAGCCTCGACCTTGTCGGTGATCCATTTCTGAATAGCGCCACCAATCTCCTGGATCTTCGCGATCATTCGCCCGCCAATGTCCTCGAAGAAGCCCAGAAGGCCGTCCAGCGCCTCCTTGCCCTTCTTCTTGAACTCGTCCCAGGTTTCGCCGAAGAACTTACTGATGCTGTCCCAGTTCTGCCAGATCAGCAGCAGGCCGGCCAGCACTAGACCGATGATGCGTCCGAGCGGGTGGGCCGCGAACGCCGCCCACAGCATCGGCACAACCCTGGTAGCCAGGAAAACCAGTAGCCCTCGGATAGGGCTGAGGATCTTCCAGAGGCCGTATGCCAAAACGCTGATGGTTCCAAACTTCAGTATCCAGGGACCAAGCTCCTTACCGGCGCCACCGAGTGCGTCCTTGATCCACACCAGCACGGCGCGAACAGCGTCAATTTCGTCCTTCCACTCCTCGACACGCCCTATCAGGCTCCCCAACACCGAAATGTCGCCGCGCATCCAGGCAACGATGTCGTCGCCAATCAAGTAAATCGTGGTCAGCACGGCCGCCATGCGTAACAGCGGCGCCAGAGACCGCGTCCAGAGCGACAGCATGCGCAGCGCACCGGCCGGGCCGCGCCGCAGTGCCATGGCGCCATCCAGGCCTATCGCCGTCCGGGTCGCGGTGATCATCGAGCGGATCAGACCGCCAGATTGAACCGTCGCCAGTGCAAGCCAGTTGCGCAGGCGAAGAAGTCCCCACGCGCCTCCTGTGAGCGCCAGCAGCTTGATCACCAGCCCGAGGTTATCGGCCAATGTCTCGATCGATTTAGTCACCCCGCCGACGGCGGCCCGCCCAAGTTGCATTTGTCCGAAGAAGCGCTGGAAGGCGTCACCCCACACCGTCATAGCGTCGGCGATAGTGACCGGCATGGCCTCAGCCTCGACTCGCATCTTGGCGAGCTGGGACTGAAGCGCGGGCAAAAACTGGTCAGTCGTTACCTTGCCCGCCTTCACCTGCTCCAGCAGCTTGTCAGTAGTGGTCCGAAGGCCATCCGCCAGCGCCACCTGCAGGCGGGGAGCCGCGCGCATCAACGTCGCGTACTGCTCCATGCCCAGCTTGCCCTGCATGATGGCGGCGGTCAGGGCGGAAATTACCGATTCCTGATCCTGGGCCTTGGTGCTGGACAGCGCCATGCCTAGCGAGAGGCCCTCTGTCACATCGACGGTGTCCTGGGTCGTCTTTCCCAGATCTGCCATCGTGCGGCGCGTGCGGACGAACAGCTCGGCGTTGTCCGCGTATGCCTTGTACGTCAGCCGCGAGATCCGCGCCAAATCCTTATCCACCTCGCCGTATTCTTGAGCTGAGGCCGTCGCCTGACGCATGCGGGCTTCCAGCTGGCCCCAGGCGTCGATGTCGCGTGAGATCCGGCTGAGGATAGAAACGCCGAAGACGGCCCCCAGAACGCCACGCAGCCCGCTAAATGCTCCAGCCTGCTCGCGCGCCAAGCGCGCGCCGCGCACAATGTTCCGGTTGAAGCCCTCCTGCGCGCGCCGGGCGTCCTGGATGGCGAGACGGGCGCCCTCCCACGCGCCAACTCCGGCCTCGCGCACGGTGGCCAGGCCAACTCGCGCGCGCGCCATGAGCGCTCCGTATGCTGCTTGAACCTGGCCGATCCGCGCGCGACTCTCGGCGACATCGACCGGGAAAGCCGCGGGCCGCCCGAGGCCCGCCATCGAGGCACGCGTCACCGCGCGCGGCGGCACGAGCGTGGCGGCGGGTGCCGCGCCCGCCGGCGCGACATGCGCCACGGGAGGCCGAGGACTCGGCGCCCGGACTCCCCACACGCCAGGCTGGAATACCGAGCCGGTCAATGCCTGGCGCATGGTCTGCACGGTCTTCGCGCTGGCCTTTTGCAGGGAGTCCTGGGCTGCCCGGTAGGTCTCCTGGTACTTCTTCAGGCCGGATTCATCCACCTGATACCGCAGGAGGGTAACAAGCTCTCGAATTACGCTCATTGTGTTTTCCTACTTGCGTGCGCCCGCGCGGCGTCTTGGGCATCCATCAGCGCGTTCAGTTTCATGAGGTCGAGCAGATCGACCTCACCGCGGCGGATCGCGTCCAGGCTGACGTGGCCCGCCAGCACCGGCCGCCAGATGATCAGCTCTTGCTCGAAGGCGGGGTCAAACTGGCCGACAGATTCCCCAGTTTCTCGCGGACCGGACCAAAGCGGCCGGCCCATTCCACGAAAGGGCCGACAAAGTTGTGCCGGAGGATGTGGAACAGCAACTCGAGGATCTGGGAGAAGTCCTCGAAGGCCAGACCCCGATGGGCCTGAGTGAGCTTCTGCGGATCTCGACCAGGCAGCTCGAAGCTCACCAGCTCGGGATCGATCAGTTCATCGCTCCATTTTTTGAGGGCGGCACCACCCAACCGCGCCGAAAGGTCTTGAAGCGCCAGGCGCATCGCCTGTTCGTCGCGCCCCAGCGCGGCAGGTTCCGCGCTGAACACCGCCGACAACAGCGAACCTGCCGCCGGCAGGATTTCCTTCTGCAGGTCGCCCAGCAGCTCCATCTGACGGAAGGCGTCGAATTTCGAGATGTGGAAGGTCGTGGTGCCAATCGGCACCGAGATGTTGCGGCTCATCAGCTGTTGCCTCCGATGACGTTGATGGACGGGCCGGTCTCGATGACCCACTCCCGATTGCCCGATTTCGCGGCATAGCCGGCATCCGGCATCTTGACGATCCAGGCGGAATCGGCCGCATGCAGCGACTTCCCGCGTAGATCAGTGACCGCCACCGGCAGGGCACCCTGGCCGTCCGAAGCTTTGTCGGCCTGATGCATCGCCGTCAGCAACGCATTGCTGGCGCTCGTCTGCAGCAGAGTCACGGTGATTCGCAGGCGCGAGTCACGCGACATGGAGCGCGCGACCTCGCCATCGGCGCCGGAAACGGAAGTGATGCCCTCGCCGATTTCGGCAACCGTCACGAAGGTGTCTTCGGCCAGGCCGCTCAGGGCAACAGCGCCCATCACGATCTTGACCTGGCCAGGTGCGTAAGTTTTAGCGGACATGGTCGCCCCGTTAGATTTGTTGATAGGTCAGGTTGCCCTTGATCTCGGCAACATGGATGGCGCCGGCCAAGCGCGCGCTGAATTTCAGGTCACGCAGAATGCGGTTGGCCTTGTCGTTGGCGGGAATGTCCATCGACCGCGGCGCGGTGATCACGAAGCCCGGGATGCGGTTGCCGGCGCCGTCAATTTCGTCCGGAGCGATCAGGCCGCGCGCCTGGCCAAGCAGCAGCGCCTGCCGCAGGCCGTTGACGATGATCTGGATACCGTCGTCGGTAAACGGCACTTTGCCGTTGGCGTTGATCAGTTGCGTGGCGACGTTGATCTTCACCTGCTCGGCCAACCAGTCACGGCCGCGGATCACGTCGATCCACTCGCCCGCGGCCACCTTGCCGTTCTGCGTGATCGCGAAATTGCGCATCTGCTCGAACGTGTTGGCGTTCTTGGCGTGCGCCGCCAGCGCCTGGCCCTCGGCGAGGTTGTCATAGGTGATGCCGGACAGGCGGGTGTTCGCCCAGGTTTCGCCGCCGGGATAGTAGGTGAAGCGGTTCGCCATCACGGCCGCTTCCAGCGCTTCGCTGGCCGCCATGCCATGGAACCAGACGTGCGTGCGGAAGTACTGCTTCTGCTGGCACTTGGACGCGAGGTCCGTGTCAACCGCGGCATCGATGATGCCGGCCTGTGCGCTGGAGACCCCGAACAGGCAGCCATTGGATTCCACCCATTCCGCCGCATCCAGAATGTCCGCTTCCAGGCGGCTGGCCAGCGCCACGCCGTACCAGTCCGCATTCTCCCGACGGCAGGCACTGAGCGCCGCCGTGGGCGTCTCGGTGCTCGTCGGAATCGCGACCGACAAGTTGCCCTTGACGCTCACTGCCACTGCGGTTCCGGCCTCATCCGCCGTGATCGACACCTCGGCGGCGACTGCCGTAGCGGTGACCGGCGCGGCGCTCGCAGTGATCGCGGCGACCAGGCCGGCCGCAATGGTGGTGGGCGTGCTGTCAGCCAGGCCCGTAAACGTCGCGTCTGCAGACTGCACGCTGCCGTCGGCCGCGCGCCACTGCATGGTGATTTTATAGATGGCCGGGCTCGCGCGCGTGACTGTGACCCGCGAGGTGTCCACCAGGCGGCGGCCCACAAAGACGCGCTGTACGGTCGGGATCTGTTTGAAGGCATCCCGCACCGCGATGTAGAGCGGGTCGGCCTGGCTGATGCCCAGGTCCAGCAGCTCGGACGCTTCCGTCACCACCAGGGTGCGGTTGACGGCCACGGCATGGGCGCCAAGCACCAGCACATCGGAGAAATTCTGCTCCTTGATGGCGGTCGTATTCAGGGAGATCGCCACCTGGACGATCCGGTCGATATTTGCCATTTGCGGCTCCATAAGAAAAGCCGCCTGAAGGCGGCCGGATGGCGAAATGCAACTGCGCTACGGCTTGGCCGCGGCAGGAATAGAAAATGTTTTTTCCGGAAAGTCGACGACGCCACCCGTGGTGGTAAACCCGCCCTCAACAGCTTCGATCAATCCGACATGCGCCGCGAAGCTGCGGGCGTATCGAATGCCCAGTTCCATAACGCCGCGCTTCTCGTACCGCGCCGCGTCCCTCAGAACGGGTATGTTCTGCAGGCGCCCGATCTCGAAAAGAGCCAGGCCCAGGGCCTCCGCGCGTTCCTCATAGAGCGGGTGCCGCAACTTCAGGGCCAGGTCGTCCAGCTCGTCGTAGGCCGCGGCGCCGAAGCTCTGCAGCTCGACTGTCGCGTCGTCGTGCTGGTGCACGGACTGCGCGCCGTCGTCGTCGACGCGGCCAACCTCGGCACCGCTGATCTTCGCCCAGCGCACGGCCATGGCGATATAGGGCGTCATCGGCCGCTTGCCATTTTCGTTGGCAAAGATCACCGGCGTCGCGCCCGCCGCGGCCTCGATCAGCTCGAAAATGCGGTCTTCAGGTGCCATGGTGATCCCTATGATTCGTTGCGCATCGATGGGGCTATCGGCCATTCAGCGCTTGCGCGCGCGCCGACTCGATGCCGCTCTACCCGGTGGCCTGGAATGCCCAGCCGGGCCTGGGGAGTCCTCCCGGACGTTTTGCCCCGTCCGGCCCGGTCCAGGCTGCCGGATCCTTGGGCTACTGCATTTCATCGGCGGCAAGCAGCACCGCGAGATACCGAAAATGGGGAATCACACCTGACTGCCAGGGGGAAACGCCCACCAGCAGGTATTCCCCGACCAGCGGCCCGACGCCCCAGACCAGGCGATCGCCATTGGTCCAATCCTGCCCAGCGACGACCAGGTCGGCGCTGGTGTAGATCCGTACCGCCGCGCGGACACGGCGCCCTTCCGGGTGTACTTGCAACTGGTCGTAGTCGCCTGCCTTGGCGGGCTGGACGGACGCCTGGATCGTCTTGTCCGGGCCCGGCTCGCCATTGACCCAATGGCCGCGCTCACGATAGCCGGCAAGCCGCGTGCGAACCGTTTGCGGTCGTCGAAAGCTCATGGCCTACACCTTCTCGTAGCGAATGGCGCCCACCATCAGGCCATCGTCAATAAGCGGCACGTCGCTGCGCTTCTTCTTGACCGTGGCGGGCGCATTCGGCTCAGCCCATTTTTTGGACTGCTGCACGTGGGCCTTCTGGTGCTTTTCGGCGAAAGTGCCCAGCTGGTCCAGTGCGGCGTCCACCGGCATGTTTCCATCCTGGACCGCCGCAGCCATGCGATCCATGGCCTGGCCGAGCACGTCGCCGTTTTTCTCAGCGAAGTCCCGGACGAACGGCCGCGCCGGGATGTGCTCGGTGCCGAATTCGTTGTGTATGGCGATATCCAGCAGATCCGCGCCTGATTGCGGGTCCTTGCCCGCACCGGCCTGGATACCGACCTTGACGCCCCGGCCATTGATCGCCCTGGCCAAGCGCACATGCTCATCCAGCCCCTTGTCGATCGATTTAACATACACGCGGCGTACTCCTCACTGTGATGGCGCCAACACGGCAAACGCGCGCCAGACGCTCGTACTGCCCGTAGAAGCCCGCCGGATCGTCCGCGCCCTCCACCTTGCCGTAGATGCGCTGGAGATCACCCTCCTTCTCGCTGACCACGCCCGGCCGGGCCAGGACGCCGTCCGCCTCTGCCGACCGTTGCTGCTTGATACCGTAGAGCAGCCAAGCGGCATACCAGAGTTGGGCCTCGTCCTGCCTGTTCTCCGGCAAGCAGGCGGGCCGGTACCCGGCCGCCATGGCCAGCGCCCGCTCCTTGTCCGGAGTCGCCATGGAGGCCACCGCCGGCGCCAGGAAGTCCAGATCGTCGACAGTGGCCGCCATGTTTACTGCTCCGAGGTGCCGGCGCCGCTCTGGTCGGCGGGGCCGGCCTTCAGGGCTTCGTACAGCCCTTGCAGCTCGGCCTTGTTCGCCGCGGCGTCATACTGCGTGCCCTGCTCATCCAGCCAAGCCTTCAGCTCCTTGACCGTGGAAGGCTCCTTGACATCGCCCGAACCCTCGCCGGCGCCGCCGCGCTTCTTCGAAGCCTCGGTATCGACCGGAGCGTCCGTTTCGACCAGCAGACCGCGGTCGATCAGGTCCTTCACACCGCGGACCTCGGGATCCACCGCTGCCGCCTTCGTCGGCGCGATCACGGTGTGGCCGCCGATGTTGATGACGGCCTTGGTGGTGTTGATGAAATAGCGCATCAGATTTCCCCCTTCGCCAGGGACAGCGGGTAGTAAACGACCACCCCGCCGGCACGCGCCAGGCAGGGAACCACCAGTTCAAGGCCGCGCGCTTGCGCCGCCAGCTGGTTGAACGGCATGGGCAGCTCCATGGCGAGGTTTTCCTCGCTGTACTCGTAGGCCAGGATCAGATCCTTGCCACCGGCGCCGGCGCCCTTGAATTCGGCTGCGCCCATGATCTGCAGGCCCGGGTGCTTGTCCTGGAAGAACTGGCCCACCGTCTTGCCGTTGGCGTCGGGAACCCGGCGCGAGAAAATCTTGCTGCGCTGTTCGGTCGGCATGACTATGCGGGTCGGCGTGTGCACGTTCTTGGACTGGTTGACCACCGCGTCGTAGATCATGTCCAGGTCGGCCAGGATCTGATCGGCCGTCGTGGTCGGATTCAGCCAGTCGCCGTGCAGGCCCACCACCAGCGGCACGTTGGGGTGGTTCACCAGGCCGTACAAACCGAATTTCGTGTCGCCGATCAGCGCCATCTGGTTCAGCTTGATCTCGACGGCCTTGCGGGCCGCCATCGACTTGCGCGTGGGCAGGTCGGTACGGTTGGCCGCCGCCGCGCGCAGTTCCATCACACTGTAGCCGTAGGAGTCGCCGATGTTCTTGATCTGGGCGACCTTTTCCTCGCCCTTGACATCGGCGCGCGGCAGATTGTCGGCATAGTTCGCCACAATCGTTGCCATGCCGACTTCGTCGTACATGAAGTACGTGAAGGTTTCGGCCCACTCGGGCACCTCGGTGGAAATCGGCACCAGCTGCAGGCCGATCATCGGCTGCAGCTTCTTGTCATAGGTGCGCGTCTTGACGTAGTCCAGCTGGCGCGCGGTGTAGAGGCCTTCGTCCTCACGCATGCCGGCCAGCGCCACGACGATGGTTTTGACGGCCGGCAGGTCGGCCTCGTCGTAATGCTCGTGTTTGTCCATGGTGTTCCCAATGAAAAAGGCCCCATTCGGGGCCTTGGGTTGTTCTTGAGGGGTGCCGGGCGTCAGGGAGCCGCGGGAGCTACAGCGAACGGCGCGTGCAGTTCGATGAGGGCGATCTTGCCGCCGGCCACGTCGACCACGCCGGAGCGGAAAACGGCATTCGGCACCGCCGTGGCGCCGGCGTCCGACACCGTGCCGTCAGCCGCGCACTTCACCGGGCCGTCCTTGGTGACGGCGCCGCCGCTGGTGACCTTCGCCCAGCCCCGGCGCACGCGCAGCACGCTGACAGCGTCGAACTCGCGATAGCCACCATCCCGGGGAATAGTGTGGGTATGCAGCGCCAGGCCGCGGATGCGCGAACCCGGGCCGGCGACGATGCGCTCGCCCGTGGTGTCGCCCACGATCACGCCCGGCGAGATGTTGCCGGCGGCGGCGCAGGTCTCGACGTCGTCGTAGCCCAGGTCCGCCTTCATGCCGGCGTAGGCAACGTCCATGCGGTCGTCATAAACGGGGGGCATTATTCGCCTCCTTTCTTCAGGTTCGAGAGATAGGCACCACGCGCTGCGCGTGCCGACGTGGGCTGCTGGATGCCATCCGCCCGCTGTTGGCCGTTGGGCGGCTTCTGATCGCCGCCCAGCTCGCGGCGCTGGTTCGCGACGGCATCCTGGCGGGCCTGGGCGTCGGTGACGGCCAGGTCAAAGGCCGCTTCCACATAGCCATCCGACTTGCCCGTCATGTCGAAGGAATCGCCGCGGATGGCCTTGATCACACCCTCGCGCAGCGCGCGGTCGGCGGTGTCAGCCTTGAAATCCACCTTGTGCTGGGTGGCGGAGGCTTCCAGTTTCACGCGTGCCAAGGCGGCGCCCTGCGCATCCTCGCGTGCCTTGGCGATACCCGCCTCAGCCGCATCGGCGCGCGCCTTTTCGCTGTCCGCCCGCGCGGATTCGGCATCCACCTTGGTGGTGGCCGCCTTCAGCTCGGTGCGCAGGCGGTTCAACTCCTGCTCGACTTCCGGCGCGGCGTCATACGACAGGCCGGAATCGAGGCGGATCTTGACCATGGTCATGTCAGTTTCCTCTTCGGTTTTCGTTACGGCGTCTGCCGCGTCAAGGTTGAGCCGCGCGTTGCCGGCGCGACCACGTTTCACCACCGCCAGGTGGTTGTATCGGATGTTTCGCTGGACGGCGTCGTACCGCTCGCCCTCAGGTGAGACGCCCGGCGTTTCATCCAGCTCGAGCTCGTAGCCCAACGACAATTCCTTGTTGCCGGCGTCGACGGGGCCGGTGTCGAAGATGTGAATGTCTCCGACCATGTCCTGGCCATCCTGGCGCCCAGCGGACAGCGCGGTACCGACCATGTGCTGGCGCACGTTCTTGGCCGTGACCTTTCCGGGGTGGCCGTCCGTGATCGGCTTGCCCCGCAGGCTGTTCATGGAATCGGCGCTGAATACTTCTTCCGGGGGCCGGTACTCGCGCCGGGCCTTCCCCGCGCCGTCCCTGTACTCGAAAACGCCCGTGCGGGTCAGCACCGGCGTGTCGACGAGGTAGCCCTCGTCCGTCCGGGTGGCCTTCAACGGCGCCCGGTCATATCGCATAACCATGGTTCTATCCTCAGTGGACTATCAGAGCGTCCAGGTCATCGAGCGCCGGCAGGACAGCCTCGGCCCAGCACCGGCAACGGATCGGCTTACCGGGGTGGCCGTCGGCCGGAGGGCTATCCCATTCGAACTCCTGCCCCTCGCGCGCGACGTGTTCGTCGCGCTCGCGCTCATCCATCACGCCGCGCCATCTGTACTTCTTGACGCCGATGTTGGTTTGCCGGTACTCGGTCAGGTCGCCGTTCAGCTTGCCGATCTGGTCGCGGGCGATCAGCTCGGCGCGTTTGCGCGGCAGGTCGTAGGTTTCCCGGATCTGCGTCGTCATGTCGCGCAGGGACGCGCCCTGGCGCACTGCAGCCACCACGCGCCCGTGGAGCATGTCCAGGTACTGCTCCGGGATCGACTTGATCAGGCCGACATTTTCGGCCTCCCAGGGGCGCAGCATCCTGGCCAGGCCGGGCTCGGCCTTGAACACGTCGACGCCGTAGGCCCGGCGCAGCATGCGGTGATACTGCTCCCGGTTGTACCTCTCCACCCGCTGGGCCACCATCGCGGCCAGCCCCTGGGCCTTCCCGTCTTCCACCGCGGCGGCACCTAAGGCTTCCATGAACGCCCGGCGCAGCGATTCGAACCAGCCTTCGTCGCCGGCGGGTGTGTTACGCAGGTCATCCTGGCGCAGCACGCGCGGCAGCTCGGGAAGCACATAGCGCTCGACCGCCAGAATGGCCGCCTCCGCCTGCCTGCGCAGCGCGCGCAGATAGTCGCGCTCGTCGCCCAGGGGATACCGCCATTGCTTAGGTGGCCGCGGCGTACGACTTCGCCGACTGGCCGTTGGCGTCGGGGGTGAGGCCATAGAGCCCCTCCTGTTTCATGTACTCGAATGCCTGGTCCTGGCTGAGGCCGTTGTCCACCGCCGCGCTGAGCGCATCCATTTCGCGGGCCTGGGCTTCGGCGTTGGCCTTTCTGACCTCGGCACTTTCCTTTGCCGTGGCAGGCTTGAGTGCCGGCCAGGTGATGGACCACGCTTCCCCCTGCGCCTCGCCGCCGGCGGCCAAGGTGCGTTGCGCCCGGATCAGCGACACCAGGCGCTCCAGCGCGGGATTGACCTTCACCTCGCGACCCATGGCCACGGTGTTGTAAAGGGCTTCCAGATCACCGTCGCCGGTGGCGTTCAGCCCGGCAGCCGACCGCCCGAAAAGCTGGGTCACGGGGATCCCGGTTTCCGCGGCGAGCGCAATCTGGAACTCCGCCAGGGTGTCCTTGACGCCGCCCATGTCGGAACTGAGGATCTGATAGTCGTCCCCGGCATCCACAGCCACGCCGTTGAGCGCGTTGCGGACCGAGTCGGTCATTTCCACGCGTTCGCGAACTGCCCGCTCCTGCCCGGCGACGATCGCGTCGACCAAGCCTGTCATCTTGTGCACGGCCTGCTGCTTCTTCTCCAACAGGCGTAGCGCCCAGCGTAGGCCATCGCTATACCGGCGAATAGCACTATAGGCTCGCGTCACGGCAGGACGCCCGGCCCAAGGAATACCCTTTCGGTTCAGCTTCGCCGGCAACGGATCACCAGGGATCTCGATCAGCCTGCTTTCATGTACGAAGAATTCGGCCGATACGGCGCCAGGCGTCTGTGTCCGCACACGATAGAGCTCCGGTATCCCGAAATTTGCCTCGTTCGGATCCGAATAGCGCTTGTCCGTGGCCGACACGTCGTCCAGCGTGAACACCTTCAGCTCCTCCAGACGCTCCAAACCATCGAGATTCAGGGGCTCGCGCAGCGCGCGCCCATCCTTTGCGATCACGACAACCGCACCGCCGCCTGTCAACCTGGCCCAGCGCCAGGCATCAGCGAGGGCCGGCAGCACCTTCAGGCGATCAAGCTCAGCCCGCACTCGATCGTCGCCCGTGATGTCCACGCCCCGAGACACGGCGATGTCCGGAATCGCGTCCACCACGCGCGCCGGTAGGCCGCCCTGGGCGTACATCGCCATGTCGTCCTGGGCGCAAACGTCGTCGATGCCCGCGCCGAGCATTCCCGGGCCCAGCAGTGCGCTTAGGTAGCCGTCTTGGTTGATCATTTGCTTGCCAGCGCCATAAAGCGCCCTAGGTTGCTGCCCGCCGTCGCGAGCATATCGTTGATGGCGTCGACCATCGGGTCGACCTGGTCGTCGTGCGCGTGCGTGTCATCCGCCGTAAAGGCCTCGCACTCGGCCACGAAGTCGGCCACCCAGGGGGCCTCCTCCGGGAGACAGACAAGGCCGGCCTCCAGGTAGCTCTGCACGTCCATGAGCCGGGTCAACTTGTCCCGATCGCGCTCCACGCCCTTGACGGGGATCTTGCCGTCGGTACCAATGTCCTGGATGAGGCCGGTACCGCTGGACTTGTCCTCGATGAGGAGCTGGCGCAGCGGCGCCGACAGCTTCGGGTTGAACGGCTTGTTCTTGATCCAGAAGTCCACGGCGCGCCGTTTGAGTTCCGGCGCCTGCCATTTCCCGCGCAACAGGTCCAGCAGGTAGATCTTGCCGTCGTCGCCCAGGCCCCAGCATTCGAAGACGCTGTAGTCATTGCGCTCGGCGGTCTTCTGGGCGGTATCCGCAAACACCTTGCGCGAAACGATCCGCGGCGGCACGACGTAGCGCCCGAACCAGGCGCCCTGGATCAGGTCGCCGCCCAGCGGTGCCGGACGCTGCTGGTACTGCGCCGAGAAGACGTAGCGACTGATGCGCCCGCCTTCCTTGTCTGCGCCCGCGCCCGCCTCCATGGCGAGCAGCTCCGCCAGCGGCTCTTTGTAGGGCCAGTAGCTAAACCGCCCCTTTTCGTCGCGGTCGCTGCTGTCGACCTTCGCCTGCAGCTCGGCCGGCAAGCCGGCCACATACGCGTCGTCGATCAGCGCCGGGATGACGACCTGTTCCCAGTCCGGGCCGAGGTTGCCGGCCTCAATGAAACCGGTGACGTCCTCCTGCGCCAGGCGCTGCATGATCACGATGATCGGCGTGTCGGGGTTCGCCCGACGGCTTTTCACCGTTGCGATCAGATCGCGGTTCGCCTTGGCCCGGCGCGGCTTGCTGTAGGCATCGCCGACCTTGAGCGGGTCGTCGATGACGATGGCGCCCTGCCAGCCTTCGGCCATGTGACCGGCGCGAAAGCCGGTAATCTGGCCGCCAAGGGACACCGCGTAGACGCCGCCAGCCTTCCGACCGTTGACCTCGATGTTCCAGCGCTTCTTGCTCTTCGCGTCTGCGGCCACTTTCAGCGGCCACAGTTCCTGGAACTCCTCCGATTGGACCAGCTCCTTGGCGGTCTGCGAGTTCAGCAGCGCCAGATCGTCGGAGTAGCTGATGTGCAGGAACCGGGCGCGCGGATTCAGCGCCAGGCCGCGCGCCATCAGGTTGATGGCGACCAGCTCAGTCTTCGACGAGCCCGGCGGCACGTTGATGACCAGGTTCTTGATGCGGCCGTCGATGACGGCCTGCACCTTCTCGGCGATCAGCTCATGGTGCCAGTTGACCCGGAACTTGATTGCCTGGCGGTGCTTGAAAAAGTACCGGCTGAAGAACAGGTGGTCCTGCTCGCACATGGCTTTCGCCGTGGCGCGCAGGACTGCGGGGTCAATAGTCGCCGTTGAGCTTGGCGACGGCGGCGGCGACATGTCTTTCATCAGCCACCACCGTCTTCTGTTCTATCGGGCCGCCGCCGGCGCCCGTGTGCTCCCGTCTGTTCGTGAACGCGCCGCCCACCTCTTTGGCGGCCTGCTCCAGCACGCCGGCCGCGCCGACGACATTGCCCCGGCTGATATGCCGTTCGTAGATCTTGCCCAGCGCACGTAGCCGGAAAGCCTGGTCGGCGATCGGGATCTCGGCGACCTCCTCCCGGAAGCGCTTGCGCGTGGCTTCGAACAGGTCCGCCCACTTCCTGGCCAGCTTCTGGCCTGCCACCTTGGTCGGGTCGTACTGCGCGACCTGCATGCGGGGCACGTCCAGCCCGAATTCATCCTTGATGGCTTCAGCGACCTGGCTCGGGGTGTCCCAGCAGGCCAAAGCCTGGACGATGAAGCGCTTGTGGGCCTCACCCAACTTCGCCATTCCGCAGAGCCTCCAATTTCAAGGTAAAACTGCAATCTCGCGACAAATCCACCATGGACAATAAGAATGGCCACATTTTCGGAACGTCGAGGCCTAGTGCCGGTACAAGACGCTTTCCAACGGAACAGCGTGGATACCCCGCTAAGAACTCGATTGTGGAATTTTCTTGCATCAACGGTCTTCGCATATCACCATCCCGAAGAGTGCCTTGACGGCATATGCGGAGACATATGGATTTTTCTGTTGAATCAGGATAGGGACACACTCCCTCCTTTCTTCCTTGCGTCAACTTGGCCGTCAGACGGCTATCGAGTGATGAAAGCGCACTTCTTCTCGTGCCCCTGGAATGAGGTGTACGACATTCTTGAATTCATATACGTGTCCGGACGAGGCCTAGACCGAGACGTCGGGCATCGAAAAACCATCAACGTCATTCTCGAAAGACACCAGTCAGCCTATCGGCTCATCGGCGATCAGGTCGGAGAAATCACGCAGGGCGAGGAGATCGCCGCAATTGAAAACGCATTATTGGTAGCGTCCAACCCCGTCAAACAACACTTGGACGAAGCACTGAAAAAACTGTCCGACCGGGAGCAGCCTGACTTCAGGAACTCCATCAAAGAATCCGTATCGGCGGTTGAAGCGGCTTGTCGTGAGGTGACGGGCAACCCAAAGGCAACGCTCCAAGACGCGCTAAAGAAAATGGATAGCCTTCACCCGGCGCTTAACGAGGGCTTCAGGAAACTCTACGCTTACGCGGGCGATGAGTCTGGAATTCGTCACGCGCTGACCGAAGAGGGGGAACGCTGCTCCTATGGCGAAGCCAAATTCATGCTCGTCGCATGCGCCGCGTTCGTTTCATACCTTAAGGAAGCGACCGCTTAAGCATCTGATCGCCCCTCATGCGGCCTTGAAACAGCATCCGCAAGCCCGGGCTATGTTCAACCGCGGAACGGCCGGCGCAGCACCGGCGGCCGAGGCCAGGCGCAGCACTTCGCTGCTGGCCCCGTAGCGCGCCACCACGCCGATGAATTCCTCGACGTCATGCCCAACGATGCGCAGCTTCGGCCGCCCCTCCTTGTCGAAGGCCGGCGCGCCGAACTCGTCGGTACGCTGCCCCAGGTGATACAGCTCATGCTCGACCAGCGCGCAAAATTCCGCGTCGCTACAGGTGACGCAGTAGTCCGCCGCCAGGGTGATCAGGAAGGCGGGCACGCCGCCGAACCACTCGATCATCTGTTGCTCCTGGCGGGCTTTCTGCCAGCCGCCGGCGCGGAACATGACCTGTTCGGCCTGGCCCAGCACAGTGCGGCCGGCCTTCTCGAAGGCCGCCGGCGCCCACAGGAATGCCAGGTCTGCATCCACCAGGTGGGCGTGGTCCGGATTGTGAAGCGGGCTGCCCGAAGCCAGGATGGTCTCCTCGACCCAGGCCAGCAGATCGGGGGCAGGCAGGAAGCGATCCAACTGCTCGGGCGGCGCCGGCCGAATGATCTCCGGTCGCTTCGCCATGATGTGCTCCTAGAACAGCCCCGCCGGAGCCGCCTCAATGTCCCAGCTGAAGATCAGGATCTCGCCCCGCTCTACGCCCCGGCCGCCGCCAACGGTGTAGCGCAGTTCCGTGGCCTCGATGTGAAAGCCATCGAACGCCCGCCGAATGTCGGGGTGGTCGTTCAGGCTGACGATTGCGCGGCCCTGCAGCTGGCGCATGCGTGCCGCCATGTCCTCGTACTGTTCGAAGCCGAAGCCCACGCCATAGCCCTCGGTCTCCCAGTAGGGCGGATCCATGTAGAACAGCGTGTGCGGCCGGTCGTACATCTCCAGGCACTTCTGCCACGGCAGGTGCTCGATGTAGGCGCCGGCAAGGCGCAGGTGCGCGGCTGACAGATTCTCCTCGAGGCGCAGCAGGTTCAGGCCCGGAGGCGCCGTCGTCGCGGTGCCGAAAGTCTGCCCGTCCACCTTGCCGCCGAAGGCGTTCTGCTGGAGGTAGAAGAACCGGGCCGCGCGCTGGATATCAGTCAGCGTCTCCGGCCTGGTGATCTGCAGCCACTTGAATACGTCGCGGCTGGTCAGCGCCCATTTGAATTGGCGAACGAACTCCTCCAGGTGGTGCTGCACCACGCGGTACAGGTTCACCAGCTCGCCGTTCACGTCGTTCAGCACTTCGACCTTGGCCGGCGTCGGCCGCAGAAAGAAGAGCGCCGCCCCGCCCGCGAAGGGCTCAACGTAGCAGTCGTGGGCCGGGAAAAAGGGAAAAATGCGATCGGCCAGGCGGCGCTTGCCGCCCAGCCAGGGAATGATTGGGGATGCCATGTTTGCGTGAGGATGTGTTACCGTTGCCCCCGCCTGTACAGGTGGGACGGCCTCGGGTCGCTCACGGCTTACTCCGTGGGTCGGCTGTCGGTCGTGCAGTTACAGCTGCTCGGCCGTCGCCGTCTTCTTTGGTTTGATTGGACTCGCCATGTCGCCACGAACAGCGGTTTTCGCCTTCTGCCTTGCCGTTGTTCCGATCGCGGCATCGGCTAATTCCGACTCCCTACAAGCCGCCTCGGCAGGGCGCGCTACCTGGGCGGCGTTTGAGTGCCACGCCTTAGCAACCGTTGTTGGTGATTCGGCGGCGGGGGAACGCTTGTTTCTTCACGGCATGACTCAGGGGCGACAGTTTCTGAAAGACATGCAAGCGGGACGCATAGATTCGAGCGACATCAGCTCAGAGGTTCCTATGGGCGTCCTCGACGCGCTGAGCGGTCCGAGCAGCGACTTCATTCTCGGCCGCATTTTCGAGAGCGCGACTCAGGCGGCTCTTCATGACTTCAAAGCTGTCAGTTTGGACAAGTACATGGATGAACGGCGGGCCTTCGCGCAAGCCAAGTTCACCCAATCAAACTGCCGCCTGATCGGCCGATAGCCAAAAATGCAAACGCCCCGGTTTCTGGCCGGGGCGTTTCATCAGGTCGTACTTGCTACGAGTCTGGGTGAATTCTGCTCATCTTGTCCCACATTGTCAAGCGCGGTGGGAGTGGCGCCGCCCTCCAAGTCCACCACGATGTCAGCATCACGCATCTGCACGTCCAGCCGCTTCAGCGCCGCCCGGCGCGCGCCCTCCACCAGCACCCTATACGCGGATGAGAGCCGACCGATGTTGGACTTCGGCAGGTCGAAGCGATCTGAGAGGTCACGGATTCGCGGCCGACCGCGCAAGATGTTGGTGACCAGCAGGTCCACCAGCTCGCGCATGGCGCTGACGGCCGGCGCCTCCGGGTTCAACCACTCCGACACACGCCGCGCGCTGGCGGCCCCATCCTCGCCCGTGCCGTACTGCGCTTGCAGGATGTGAAAGCCGATGCCATCGCCCAGCGTTCGCTCCAGCACCTTGACCGTGAAGACGGCCTGCGCGTGCCAGTCATGCGGCGACAGGCCCGACAAGGGCTTGCGCTCGTACTCCACGTCGAACAGATCCTGCAGGGCCTCGCAGATCAGCTGCGTCGGGTTCTTCGGCTCGATCGGATAGGCCAGCATCAGGTAGGCCACGGCGATCGCATGCTCGGGGCATGAAAAGGTTCCGGCTTCACGAGACATGCTTTTTCACTCCTTGGGCGGGTTCCAGATGATCGAGGTAGGTGACCGTCACGATGACGCCGGGCACCGCCCCGTAGACCTTGGATTTGCTGTCCTGCACGACCTGGACGTCGTCGCGGTACACCACGCCGTTCAGGCCGTCCTTGATGGCCTTTTCGACGTTGTCGGCGTCGGGTTTTACGGTGGGCGCAATCTCGCCCGCCGCAGCGCGGCGCTGGCGCACGCCGGGCCAGGACTGCGGAATCGGCAGCACGATGGCCAGGTCCAGCCGTATTGGCCCGGTATAGGCCTCGCGTCCAGCCATGGCCTTTGCTGCTGCCAGCTTGACCAGGCTTTCGTACGCCGCGGTCTCCTCGGGTGTGTAGTGGCGCGTAAACACGCGCGCCGCACCGGTCTTGGGATCCCGGCCAATGCGCGAGCTGGACTTCGCGCGGCCCTTCCCCCTGGGCACGCCGGGCACAGTGAAAACGATGGGTTCCAACATCATGCTCCCTCGCTGCGCTGGTCGCGCAGCCATTCGATACGCGCGGCGGTCTTTTCCGCCGGCGCAGGTTGGTATTCCGGGCACTGCCGGGGATAGGACGGGCTGACGAAGGTGCCGGGGCGATCAGCCATGCCGGAGCAGCGCCCCAGGCCCAGCTCGGCGTACCTCGGGGACTCGCGCAGCGTGAAGCGCTTGCAGGCGACGCATTGGACGGTGGCGGTCATACGCGCACCCCGTAGTCCGCGAAGAGCCGCGCGCGGTCGGCGTCGGTCAGGCCCGCTGCGGTGTGCACGCGGACCTTGAACACCGGGTCAAGCTCGCCCTGCTGCTGCACGATGCCGAGGTCGGCGCCCTGTGCGACCAGGCCGGACCAGGTCAACGCCCAGGCGGCCGGATCCTGGCGCGTCTCGGCGCGTGCGACAGCGCTGGTCACCCCTGGCTTCACCCGCACCTCGGGCAGGATGGCGTCGAGTAGCCCCACGTTGACGGGGGCCTGGTCGTTCGCCTTCACGCGCCGCTTTACCGCCTTGGTGTGGGCGGCCTGCAGCTCGGCGTTGGTAACGCCGGCATCAGCCCAGGCGAGCAGCAACGGATCACCTGGGTGGAACGCGCCGGCTTTGCCACGTTCCCGCTCCCAGCGGTCCAGCAGCTGCGCGAAGTGCGCAGCAGTGGATTCGACACCAGCGGCGGGCGGCGGCGGGAAGTTGTCCACAGGGTCGCGTACCTGCGCGAGAGACGCCGCTGCCGCTATATCTTTTTTATATCCTTCTCCCTGTCCCTCTCCCTTAAGAGCGTTTTCCGGAGGATTTCCAGAGGATTGCTTTTGAGTCTTCCGAGCCTTTCCGCTGGAAGCGTCTTTGCTTTCCGTCGGAAAAAGTTCACTTTCCAGCGGAAAGCCGGCAGCAATCCAGTCCTCAAGCGACGGAACAATCCAGGGTGGAAGCTGCTGCTGTTCGCGCTGCTTGTTGGCTTTCCGGACGCGATCCACCAGCTTGTCGTGGGCGTGCTTATGCTTTGCCTGCCACGCGTCGCGGGCCTTCTCAGCGACCACCGGGTGGTACAGGCGCCCGTCGTCGCACTTCACCCAGCCATACAGCGCCCCCTCGCGGTGCTTGCGCCATTCGGCCACGACGCGGCCATAGCCGGCCAGCGCGGCCAGGGCCTTGTCGTCGTCGGGCAGACTCGCCGCCGGCACCTGGTGCCAAGCCGCGCACCAGAGCAGAACCGCTGCGCGGAACTCTTCAGCGCACACCTGGATGGCCAGGTCGCTGTCGCGCAGGCGCGCCACGTCCAGGGGCATGAAGGCGAAGTCGCGCAGGTCACAATCTGGCGGGGTCAGAGGCGCCAGCAACTGTTCGAAATCTGTCATGCAGCCTCCCGTTGCTCCAGACGCGCGTAGGCATCCCACATGCGCAGGCTGGCCAGGCGCGCGATATCAATCGCCGCAGCCGGACTGATTGGCGCCGCGTCGCGGTTCGGCGTAGCACGGCGCACGCAGTCCACGCGCATGGCTTGGCCGACTGAGCGCGGGTAGCCGTCGCGGTCCAGCAACAAGACACCACTCTGGCTGCTCGGAAGCGCCGCGAGCAGATCCGGGCACCAGATCTCCTTCGGCAGCGCGTAATAGTGCTTCCAGACTTTGCGCGGCCAGTCCTTGGGCGTGCTCTTGTATCGGGACTTGCGGTGGCGGCGCACCTCGGCCAGGTCGTTCGACAGTTTGCTGTGGCGCAGCTCCGTCACGGTGGGCCAGTAGCCGAGGTGCTCGCGGTGCCACCACTTTTCCTTCTTGGCGTCGGCCTTCAGATCTGAACGACTGATCTTGATTTCGACGTCGATGATGCGCAGGTTCTCTGTCACCACCAGCAGGTCGCATTCGTGGCCGGTCCAGTTGCAGTTCGGTACGACGACAAGATACTTCCGGTTGAACGTCTGCCGCACCAACGCGCGGGCGATGGAGTTCTCGGACCAGGTCATGCAGCCCCCTCAGCCGCGGTAATATGGCGCGGCACTACAGCGGAGAACTCATGAAAATTCAGAAGCTGGCCAGATACTTCGTCATTGGACTTGCGCTCGCGCTTGCGGGTTTCGTTGGCGCAGTCGGGGCGTTGACGCTCATTTTTTCCCCGGCCACGGGCGCCTATGCCCCCGTGAGCAGCTCCGACGCTGCGTCTTGGATTCAGGCCGTTGGATCTATCATCGCCATCGTTGCGTCTTATTGGCTTGGGGAACGACAGGCAAGCAAGGCGCGTGATCATGCTCTTGAAATCTTCCATCTCCAGAGAACCAGGTCGGAGGAAGGCAGCCAAGCTGTCGTAGTTCAGCTCCACAAGGAGATCTTCACACTCAAGCAGGCAGCCGATGGGCATGAATACGTCGACTTCATCCGGATATGGAAAAAGTACCTGGCACCAACCTTCACCGCGACGCTTGCCGCATTCGACAATTTGCCGCATCACGAGCTTGGTAGCACCCGCCGGGTAATGCTGGCGTTTGAAATGCGATCGCAGGTGCAGCATGTTGTTAGGGCAATTGATGAAATGACGGGCATACCCATGGCACCAGGCGCTAACGAGAACTCCGACGGAGCCCGTCGGCGCATCGAGCCGATCCGCTCCATCGCTGATGACGCTTTGCAACGACAAACCGAGCTGCGCAATGAGTTCTACGGAACTTCCATCGCGGACGCTAGGCATGACGCTCCCCTCGGTGCACAGCGGGCGCCATAACAATTGACCGCGCCCAGATACTCGACGCGGGCAGGTAGGTTCGATTCCGAAATGCCATGCCCTATCCCCCCAACCTGTGCCGCGTCACGCCCGCCGACACTTCCTTGAGGCCAGTAGCGGTCGCGGTGGTTTCCGCCGGCGCTTGCCCCTCCGGCAGTAGGAACCTGGGCGGAGCTGTCTGGCCGGTCTGCCGCATGAAGTCCACCTCGACCTTTGCTGAATTAATGATGGTCTGAGCGACCTCCGACACGGCCTTCGCACGATCGATATCCATCGGCTGCGTGGGGTCGCGCAAGGCTGCGAGAGTCGCAAACAGGTGATCACGCAGCGCGTCGATGTTTGCCATTTATCTTCCTTTTCAGCGCGCCCTGCAGCTGGATCACTTCGACCAGCTCGGGCGGCAAGTTATGGACGGAGTTGCGCAGCATCACTTCGCGTTTGGTGCGCAGCTCCAGGTTGTTGAGGGAAACGTTCGCCTTGTTGCCGTCCTTGAAGGCCAGCGCATGGGTCTTGGGGATAGGGCCGTGCACGCGTTCCCATTCGTAGCGGTGGACGTAAACCCAAGTCTTGGGCTCGGCGACCTTGCGTTTCAGGTAGCCGTCCCGGTCTTTGACCTCCGTACCGAGCGGCACATGGTTGTGGGGCATGGCGCCAGCCTTGAACCTTGTGGCAAGCCCCCCCATCGATAAGCCCTTCCTTCCCTTGTTCCAAGGCTGGTGGCCCCTCGGAAACTGGAAGGCGGCGCCAACGTGATCGCCCCGGTGAAGCCGGCAAGCCGCCTCGCTGGCCAGGTACGCCGCGGACTTCAGCAGGGCGAGCCTCCTCGCCTGCTGGTAGACCTGCGTCAGAGGCCGCCCCAGCGCCTGGGCAAGTACGAAAGTGGGCGCATCCGGGTAGAACTTGCGCAACACCGCGCGCTCAATTTCTGTCCACGGGCGGCGCACTTGGCCAGAACCACCTTTCATGACGGATCCGCCTCTTTGGCGGGCACATCAATGCCGGCCTGCGCCATCTGCCCCTCGACCGCCGCGCGCACATTGCGGGCGGCCACAATGGACTCCGACAGCTCACGGTGCGCGTTCACCATCTGCTCCGGCGTGGCGTTCGCGTCCAGCAACGCCACGGCGGCGGCCGCCGCCTCGGTTTGCTCGCGCATGAGGTTCGTCACCTGCCCCTGGGCCAGCCCTTCGCCGGCTTCGAGCGCCAGCGTGCGCACGGCCAGGCCCAGCGGCCGCAGCACGTCGTCCACGCAATGCCGGCGCCGGTCGTGCGGCATGGCCGCCAGGATCGACGGGATGAAGTTGGCCGGCAGCAGGTTCGAGTCCTTGGACTCGTCGTCCAGCCAACGAAACACGCGGTCTGCGTTCACCTTCAGGCGCCCGAAGGTGTCCTGGGTGTTCGGCTCGAAGCGAATTCCGGTGCTGGCGGGGCCGTTCAGTCGCTCGTGAGCCGCGACGATGTGCTCTGCCATCGTCTCGCGGGACCAGTCCAGGGACTTGCGCCATGCCGAGGTGTGCTCCCGCAAAATGGCGATCAGGGTTTTGTGCGATTCATGTCGCATGCGTCAGGTACTCCGGGCAGTTACATTTCCGCCACAGCAACAGAAGCCGGGGGAAAGGAAATGGATTGGCGGGGAAAAGATGAAGCGGCGCAGGCGACGTTTGCGCTGCTGAAATTGGCAAAGGAGATCGCTGACAACGTCTTCGGCGAGGCAGACCAAGCCACCGTGCGCGCCGTGTTCGACCGGCTGTGCATGGAGACGGACGACCGCGCGGACGGGGAACCTCCGCCGGCGGCGTCGGTAAGCCTGCATTAGCCGTGGGTCCCGTCAGCAACACGTGCGCCCTGGCCCGCCTCAGCGGGCGGCGCCGCGCCGCCCCCGCAGACGGGGGACGGCTGAACCGGGAATCGCTCCGGGTAGATGATCTCGATCTCGCTGACCGTGCCCTCCAACACCCGCGCCAGCTTTTCGGCCAGGCCCTTCGAGGGGACCTGAATTCCGCGCTCGATGCGGCTGAGGTTCCCGGGGTCCATTTCCGCGGCCGTGGCCAGTTGTTGGATGGTGAGCTGGCGCTGCTCTCGCGCCCGGCGCAAAGGAGTGGTCATAGAAGGTCGCTCTTAAAATTATGCGTGTGACGCATATTAATCCCGATGCCAAATATGCGCAATGCGCTTTGCGTCACACGCAGTCGCGCGCGGACAATCTCGCCATGAGCCTCGGGGATAACATTCGCCAGCGACGCAAAGCGTTGGGCTGGACGATCTTGGATCTTGCAAACCGAATCGGCAGCGATGTCGGGAACGTGTCTCGACTCGAGCGCGGGAAGCAAGGCTATAGCGACGAAATTCTTGCCAAGATTGCGGCGGCGCTCGGCTGCCCGGTCGGCGAGCTGTTCCTGGGCGTTGAGAAAGAGTCCAATGTGGAGCTGACCGCCTTGGGCAGTCGCCGCATTCCGGTACTGAGCTACGTCCAGGCCGGCGCCCTAACGGAGTCCGTTGTCCCCTATACAAACCCTGATGATTGGTTGCTGACCGATCTAGACCTATCGCGCTCGGCCTTTGCCCTCCGCATCAAGGGGCTGTCGATGTACAGCCCGCAGAGCGAGGAGTCCTTCAACGAAGGGGACCTCGTCGTCATTGACCCATCGGTCGAGCCGCTGCCCGGCGATTTCGTTGTCGCCAAGAACGGCGACCACGAGGCGACCTTCAAGAAGTACCGGCCTCGCGGCGTCAATGAGAAAGGCGTCGTGGTCTTTGAGCTGGTGCCGCTGAACCCGGACTACCCGTCCGTGCGGTCCGACTACACTCAGGTCCAGATCATTGGCACCATGGTGGAACACCGCCGCTATCGAAAGCGGCGCTGACCTGGCCGCCGCTTCAATACGCGAGGAGACATGAAAGCACCGACGAGTTTGGCCGACCGCCGGAAACAAGCGCAGCGCAAGTTCATCGCGGGGCTGGCGGTGGCTGTAGTCGCCGCCGTGATCGCGACAATGATCACCAAAAACAGCAAGACGCCCACGACGCCTGCAGGCCCGCGGGCCGCGCTCTCGGAAAATGACGCCATGGCAGACTGCCAGGCGAGCACCCGCCAAGGCGCCAAGTTCCCCTCGTCCGTGAGCTTCAGCACGCTCGGCGGAGCTGCCCTAACTAGGAGCGACGGCACTGTAGTCGTTCGTCTGGATTTCGAAGCCAAAAACGGCTTCGGCAACCTCCTGCCCCAGCGGGCAATCTGCACATACCCACCTTCTGGCCCCCGGTCCATATCCATCGAGGATAGGTAGTCCCCCACCCTCCCGCAGCTCAGCCCAATTAGGCCGCCCCAGAAAGGCGGCCTAATTTGCATCTGGCACAAAAATGCGCTTGACGCATTTTTAAATTTGCGTATTATGCACTTCAATATATGCGTATCACGCAAAATTGGAGATTGCCATGCAACCCCACATCGCCCCGTCAGACGCCGCTCGTCCTGACGACCCCAGCCGCACCGCGGACCACGGCCGCTTCCCGCGCGAGGGCAGCGTGCGGGCGTCCCGGATCTCCGACGAGCAGATCCTCAGCGCCCTATTCGAGCTCTTCGCCGGCCGAGCTTTCCGTGTTCTCGGCCAGCCCCTGGATTGGTGGCTTGAAACGCTGCAGTGCGATCTGGCGCCCAAGGCGGCTGCCGGCGTCGCCCTCTCCGCGCTGAGCAAGTGGCCCTTTGACCAGCGCGCCGGCGCCCCCGGCGTCGCCGGCGTCGCCGAGCTGCGCGCCCAGCTCCTGCAGCGCGCCCGCATGTTGATGGAGCGCGCCACACCCGACGCCGGAGAGGCCCTCTGATGGGCTTCCTGATCGTCGGCGCCCTGGCCCTGTACTTCGAAATCCGCGATCTCATCGCGGCTCGCCGGAGGGCGCGCAAATGATGGTCGCCCTACTCCTTCTCCCCATCGCTTACGCGATGGCGCGCGGCCTCGACATCTATGCCGCATATCGCCGCCGCACCGACCCCTGGAGCGCACAAGCATGACGATCACCGTCCTCGGCGTGGACCCGCGCAGCAAGAGCAAGACCAAGCTGCAGGCGCCCGCCCCTCTCCCCCATGTGTCGCGGCGCGCCCTGGCGCGCGTGCGCGATCGCATCGAACCGCCCGAGACCTGCCATTGCTGCAACGGGCCGGTCAAGCTGACCAACAACCGCGAAATCTACAACGGCCACTCCTTCGGAGATTGGCCCTATGTCTACCGCTGCGCGCAATGCCAGGCCTACGTCGGGCTGCACCCTGACACGGACCTGCCGCTGGGCATCATGGCCGGCCGGGAAACCATCGCGGCTCGCAAGAACGCCAAGGCCGTCTTCCAGCGCCTGACGCGCGAACGCTTCGGCAACGACCGCAATGCCTCCTACGCCTGGCTGGCGAAGGCCCTCGGAATCGCGCCGTCCATCTGCCATTTCGGCATGTTCGGCCAGGACCAGGCCGAGCGCGCCGGCCAGGTATGCCGGATGGCCCTCGGGAGCCGCGCATGACCGCCGCCACGCTCTGGGTGCTGCTGGCCTTGCTGCCCGCTGGCCACGACCGTCCGCCCGTCATGGTGATCGAGCGCTTCGCCACGCAGGCCGAATGCCTCGACGTCCTCGCCGTCTTCCCGCCCACCACCCGCGTCACTTTCGACTGCATGCCCAGCCGGCAGATCCGCGCTGGAGCCCCCACCACGGAGAACCGCCCGCTATGAACGCACCCCAGCAACTTCCACGGACGACCGATGTCCACCAGGACGCGCTCGACCACATCATGCGCACGGCACGCGCCAGCTCGTCGCAGACGCGGCGCCTGCGCTGGATCGCCAGCCGCGCCGAAGCGGCGCTGCAGGGCCGCCCGTTCGTCGCCTCCGAGCACGACCAGCCCAAGATGGTCGGCGAGGCTCTGCTGCAGGCGAAGAACCACCAGCTGCGCCTGGCCAACGCCCGGCTTCGCACGGCGCTGGCGCAGGTCGCCGGCGGCGCGACCGGTTACCTGGATCGCGATTCCGAACTGGCGCAGATCGCCCAGGCCGCCCTCGACGCCGAGCAAGGGAGCCGGGCATGAAGGCCATCCGCAAGCTGATCCGCGCCGACGGCGCCGAAACCGAACTGCACGGGCCGCACGCCCTGCAGGACGTCCGCCAGATGATCGGCGCCGATGCGCTGGATACCGTCAGCCTCGCCGACCGCGTGCACGTGATGCTGGTCGATGACGAAGGGATCCTGAAAAACCTGCCCGTCAACCCGGCGGCCACACGCCTGTACCAGGATGCCCGTGGCGTTCCCCACCAGATCCGCGGAGACGTCGTGATCGTGCCGGACTCCGACTACGCGAGGGAAGCATGAGCACTCGCCGCCTCCTCGCCCTCTGGCGCCGCGCGCGCCGCACCGGCCGCGACCTGGACCTGGCCGCCTATGGCGCCGCCCTCGTCGGCGGAACGGTGTTCCTCGCGTTCGTTACCGGCGTGCTGGGACCGTCCCTCGACGCAAGCCCCACGTCGCAGGCGCTCGCCGCCACCTCCTATCCCGCGAACGCCGCCTCCGCGGCGCACGCCCCCAACTGATCCCCGGAGTCCCCACCATGCAACGAATCATCCCGATCCGTGCGTCCAGCCTGGCCGAACTCTTCGACTGCCCTGCCCGCTGGGAAGCCAAGAACCTGCTGGGCATGCGCATGCCGTCATCTGGCGCCGCGCGCCTGGGCACGGCCATCCACGCCGGCACGGCCGCTTTCGACCAGGCCAAGCTGGACGGCAGCCCCATCACCGCCGACGACGCCGCCGGCGAGTTCGTGAAGTCTCTCCATGGCACCGACGAGGAGGTCGATTGGGACGACGCCAGCCCGAACGATGCCGAGCGCATCGGCCTTGCGCTGCACACGCGCTACTGCTCGCAGATTGCGCCGCACCAGGATTACGTCGCGGTGGAGCTGACCTGCGACCGCATGGAGATCTCGGACCTGGGCATCGCGCTCACGGGTACGACGGACCGCGTCCGGCGCACCGCCAGCGGCGAGCTGGGCATTGCTGACCTCAAGAGCGGCGCCCGCGCCGTCGGGTCGGACGGCACGGTCACGACCGCTGGGCACGGCCCGCAGATGGGCGTGTACGAGATCCTGGCCCAGCACGCCATCGGCGAACAGATCACCGCGCCGGCGCAGATCATCGGCCTGCAAACCGGCAAGACGGCAACTGCGCAGCGCGTCGGTACCGGTGATATCTCCGGCGCGCGCGACGCGCTCGTGGGCACCGACGATAGCCCGGGCCTCCTGCAGCACGCGTCCCGCCTCGTCCACAGCGGCAGCTTCTACGGCAATCCCAAGTCCGTCCTCTGTTCGGGCAAGTACTGCCCGCGCCACCCCACCTGCAAATTCAAGGGTTGAACCATGTCCCAGACCACCACCGTCCACGGCCTGCGGGCCGCCTCGCCTGAATCGCAAATGCCCATCGTCGCCCCCGGCTTCGGCAGTCTCCAGGGCTTCGAACTTATGCAGCGCGCCGCGCGCCTGCTGTCGAGCAGCACCCTGGTGCCCGTCGCCTACCGCCAAACGATCGAGAAGCTGGACCGCTACGGCAACGTCAAAGAATCCCGCGAGAACCCCAACGCACTGGCCAACTCCGTTGTCGCGCTCAACATGGCGCAGCGCATGGGTGCCGACCCGCTGATGGTCATGCAGAACCTTTACATCGTCGAGGGTCGGCCGTCCTGGTCGTCACAGTGGATCATCGCCGCCATCAACGGATGCAGCCGATTCTCGCCGCTGCGCTTCGACATCCAAGACCTGGGTGACAAGGAGGTTTCCTACACCACCACCAGCTGGAACAACGGCCAGCGCGAAACAAGCACCCGAACCGTCACCATCCGGGACAAGGTTTGCGTGGCGTGGGCCGTCGAGAAGGAAACGGGCGAGCGCCTCGAATCCCCAAAGGTAACAATCGAAATGGCCGTCAAGGAGGGTTGGTACACCAAGTCCGGCAGCAAGTGGCAGACCATGGAAGAAGTCATGCTGCGCTACCGCACGGCCAGTTTTTTCGGCAAGCTGTACGCACCTGAGCTGCTGATGGGCCTGCAATCGGTCGAGGAAGCACAGGACATCATCGAAGCGACCACCGGCCCCGACGGCACGATCAGCGTCAACGTGGACGACTTGCGCGCCACCGCACAGCCCGCCCCGCGTCAGTCCGCTGCCGCTGCCGCCGACACGACAGACCTGGAAGTGCGCGAACCGGCCGCGAACCCTGACACCTCTCCCGCGAAGGCGCAAACCGAGGTCGGTAGCCCGGCGCAGGGCGCGGCAACGGCCGCCTCTGCCTCTCAGGCGGCGCCAGCCGAGGGTCAGCAAGGTGAGCTGCCGGGCGCCGAAGAGGATCCGGGGCTGGATCCCGCCAAGGTCGAGCACCAGATCCAGAACGCCAGGTCGATCGACGTCTTGGACCTGGCCAGCGACTCGATCGAGGGCGTCAACGACCTGGGCGAGCGCGCGCGCCTGCACCAGATCTACCGGGAGCGCCGCATTGCCATGGTCCGGCAAGCTGAGCAGCAGGCCCAGCAGCAAGCACAGGCTCAGCAGCAACAGCATCGCCCCACCGGCACCACCCGCCGCCGCATGGCCGCACCGGAATAGGGGGGGAAGCCGCCATGTTCAAGACCGCCAAGATTTACCGACTCACATCGGCCCAGCCCTTCTGGAACCTGGACGACCTGAACGACAAACTGGCCGCCCATGCCTTCGTGCCCGGCGGCCAGCTGGAACTCCAGACGCTCGGATGGGTGCCGCCGCGCGAGGGCGCTGAGCTGGCGCACGCCGTGAGCGGCAAGCTGCTGCTCACGCTGCGCGTCGAATCCAAGCTGCTGCCCGGCAAGGCGATCAGCCAAGCCGCGGCTGCGCGCGCCCTGGAAATTGAGCAGCAGCAAGGCTACAAGGTGGGCCGCAAGCAGATGAAGGAGATCCGCGAACGGATCATCGACGAGAAGCTGCCCACGGCGCTGACGCAGTATGACGATATTCGCCTCTGGATCGACCCGATCGAGCGCTGGCTGATCATCGACACCAGCACGCCTTCGAAAGCTGACATGGTCATCGGCATGCTGGCGAAATCGATCGCCCCCTTCCCGATCGAGAACTTGTACGTCGCGCAGTCGCCCGCCTCCGCTATGACAGGCTGGCTTGCCGAAGACGAGGCTCCGGCGAACTTCACCATCGACCAAGACGCCGAACTGCGCGCCTCGGGCCAGAGCGGCGCCGCCATCCGCTACGTCAAGCACTCGATCGACGCCGACGACGTGCGCCGCCATATCCAGTCCGGCAAGCAGTGCACGCGTCTGGCCATGACCTGGAACGACCGCATTTCGTTCGAGCTGACCGAAGACCTGGATATCCGCAAGATCCGTCCGCTGGACACGCTGAAGGAGAACCATCCGGCCGAAGACACCGACGCCGAGGTCTTCGACGCGGAATTCCTGCTGATGGCCGGCGAGATCGCCAAGCTGCTGGCCGAGCTCGTCTACGCCCTGGGCGGCGAAAAACAGATCCAGGATTCGGCAACTACCGAAGCCGCGCCGACGGCCGGCCAGTTGCAGCTCGAAGGCGACGACGACGGCGACCACGCCGACGATGCCATCGACCCGCTCTACACCGACGCCGTCATGGTGGTGCGCAAACATCGCCGCGCCTCCATCTCCCTTGTTCAGCGCCACCTGCGCATCGGCTACAACCGCGCCGCCCGCCTCCTGGAATCCATGGAGCTTGCCGGCCTGGTCACGGCCATGCAATCCAACGGCAGCCGCGAGCTGCGAACCTAA